TCCCTCATAGCTTCCAGTTATACCTAATATTTCAATATTTTTTTTTATATTTTCAGGTCTTATTTTAGTATTCTTTTCTGTTAATATATCTTTTATTTTTGTATTTAATATATCCATAATCCACCTCCTAATATCCGGTAGTCCATCCAGCATCTAAAAATGCTTGATAATTTGATAATCCTTGACAAATAGTAGCTTGTTCTGATGTTAAATCCATTACATATTTTAAAGTTTTATTAGACGTAATGGAAGTCATGTTAATACAGATTTTCAAAATATTATTTAAACTTTCATCTGACAAAGCGGTACATCCGGTGAATATCGCTCTCGATGAATTTCCAGAAACCACACTCGAAAAATCAAAAACTGGAACGTCCTTTAATCCAGTACAAGCCTGAAACATATATCCGACATTTGTAACTTTACTCGTATCTAGTAGTGGTATAGATGTTAAAGATTTACAATAATAAAACATTTGGTTCATATTAGTCACTTCACTGGTATTTAATAATGGTATTGTTGTCAAAGATGTACAATCTCGAAACATAGTACGCATATTAGTTACATTACTTGTATCTAATTTTGGTATAGACGTCAATGACGTACATCCATAAAACATACTTTGCATATCAGTCGCCTTACTCGTTCCGACAAGAGGCATATATATCAAAGAACGGTCATTATAAAATCGATTTTTCAAAATCACAACATTTTCATCCCAATTATTTTTTATTTCTTTGGAATAATTAAAATTATTGATTACCTGTTGCGGAGTTTCATCATAACCTATTTCTGACCAATCTGGAGGATATATTATTGTTGGAGTATTTCCCTCTAATATGTCATCTAAATCATCATTTGCTTCTGTGTATTCTTCATTTGTCAATTTCCCTATTTCAATTTCAACATTTGCACTCGCAAAGTTTGTTACATCATAAGTTCCATTATCTGTTATTTCTTTTTGTCCTTGTGGTTCTATATAATTATTTGGAATAGGATTAACTGTTACTTCTGATAAAGCATAGATATTCTCATCTGGCAATATTGTTTGAGTTTGTTTTGTTGGGGTAATTGTTTTTGATTGTATTTCAGGATAAATTTCTATATATTCAGTTGCTTTATTTATTTTTCCTTGTATTGATTGTTTGTGTATTAATTTTCCAGTTAGATTTTGTTTTGATACTATCATTCTTTCTCAACTCCTTCAGGATAAAGTCTAAATATTTTAGCACCTGTTTCATCATAACCGATTATTGTTTGTGGATTTGTTTCAGGATTTAATTGTATCTCATACCAATAATCAACAGGAACATTAATTATACTACCAATTGTTGTATCCTCTTTATTTAATGGCATTTGTACTTCTGTTCCTTGTTCTTGAATTGTTATATCTTTTTGTAATTTGATTGAAGTAAATTTTTTCTTTTCAAACACTCCTAGCCTAACAACATCTCCAACTTGAAAAATATAATCTGATTCATCTTCGTTTTTGGCTGTTATTCCAAGTAAACCAACATCTCCCCTAGTAACGTGAATAGATAAATCATTATTAACCTTAAACATACTTTGCTATTCTCCTCTCTTTAAATTTCAAATTTATTATAACATATTTTTTTATTTCTGTAAAATAAAAAAGAAGTTATTAAAACCCCTTTTCTTCTAAATATAAATTTACTATTCTATTAATAGAACCATTACTTAAAGCAACTAATTCGCATACATCTTCATAGCCAAATATTTCATCTCCATTTTGATTAGTATGTCCATTTTCATATAACCAAACGTGCATTAATTCGTGCTTTAAAGTTAATAACATATCTTTATAAGCTCCGCTTTTCAACATATATAGTTCTGTCCTCATAATGAGAACGACCAACATAATTTTCTTTTCCTATTATTCTATCAACATCATAAATAGTATATACATTTCCATTAATTATAAATTGACATATTTCTTCCATTTATTCTCCTTTGGAAGCGATGGTGGGAATCGAACCCACGATACAACTTTTGCAGAGTTGGAGATTACCACTTTCCTACATCGCTATATAAGGCTCAAAATGAGCCTATAATCAATTTTATTTTTCAACTAATTGTTTTATATAACTATAGTTTTCTTTTTCTTTTTGAGCTATTTTCATAAGCATATTTTTGTCTTGTTGATTAGTTGCCATTTCAGATATATCTTCTAATTTTCTATATTGTTCTCTCATATCTTCCATAGTCATTTCTAGTTCTTCATAATAGTCTCCACCTCTATAGTTTCTATAATTACGATAATCTCTATTATTTATTTTTCCACCACGTCTATCGTAGTCTCTTCTATAATCATAATCCCTATAGTTTCTATAGTCATCTCTATAATCTTCTCTATAATCATCTCTGTAATTTTCTCTATATCCCATATTACCATGCATATTATCATCATAATATCTGTTATCGTATCTATTGTCATAATCTCTCATTTCATTCATAATTTGTTCTCCTTTCTTTTACATAAAATAATTAAATACTTTATTAGGTTTTGCGTCCTCATCTTTTATAAAATCTCTAGTTAAACAAACATAAAATTCTACTTCTTCTTCTGGATTTTTTGTAAATCTTTCAGCAGTATTTCTACTATCATTAAAATTTCGATTTAACACTGTAAAAAAATCTATTGGACTAATATCATTCATTCCAAATTGTTCTTGTATCTTTTTACTTTCTTCTAAAGACCATCTTTTTCCAAAAGGACGCATATTATTTACTATTTCTTCAGCCATTGGTTTATTTAAATGTGAGCCGTATGCCATTTTATACAATTTCATTTCAAACTCTTTATAACATTCTTTGTCATAATCTTTGATAATTTCCATTGTGTCCTCTAACATATCACTGAGTGTCTCCATATCTTCTATTTTGCCATTATCAACTATTTTTTCAATATATTCTTCTATATCCAAAACTATTTTCCTCCTTTCAAAAGAGTTATCAATTCGTTATTTTGGTCTATAATTTTATTAAGTAAATCATCTTGATGTGCTAAATACTTCATTAAATCCGTATTGTTAAAATCCTCTATTAATATTAAAAAACTAAATATTTGTAACCAATTTGAAAAGTTTTCTAAATTGTTCATGCTAATTTCTCAATCGTTAATGAAGGATTATTAAATACAACAGGATTTGCAGTAGTATTTTTTACTGTAAATATATCGCAACAATTGCAAGGAACTTGAACTAATATTTCGGCTGCAATATTTTCAAATGTATCTGGTGTAGTTCCTGGTGTTTGCATTTCTCCACCTATTATGTTTTCTCCTGCATTTGTTAAATTTACTGTTATTTGTCCTGCTACTGTTGGAGATACATTTGCATTAAAATGTATTTCATAAATACCTGGTTTTGTAATTTCAAATATTCCACTATTTAATGTACTAAAATTAAGCCACCCACCACTGCATTTGCAAGAGTTTGTCCTTACATTAGTTCCATCAAATAGTACATTTGCTCCTGCATTTACGTTTTGTGTGGGATTAGTATTAATCGCATTTATCATTTTTATTCCTCCTTTATAAAAATAGAGATAGAATATATCTATCTCTTTAAAAATTAAAGCAAAAATCACTTTCGTGAATATAGATAATATCTAAAATTGCTTATATAAAATTAAATTCCGTTGCATCCACATCCACAACCACTATTGTTTGGACAAGTAAATATTGGTTGATTTCCATATACTGGAACTGTACCAACTGGGCAATTCTTTAACTCATTATAGATATTAGATGTAATTGCCTGTGTTTGTGCTATTTGTGAAGCTCTTAAATCAGCCATTTGCAATTCTCTTTGTAAATCTGAGATTTTACTATCTTTTTCATCTAGTCTATCTCTAAAGATTTCATCAATTATTCTTTGAGTATTAGCTGTTTGGTTAGTGATTATATCTCTAACTCCCTCCGATAAAGCTTGTCTATCAGCACAATTTTCAGCTAGTATTGTTGCAGTTAAGTTGGCTTGTCCTAGTCTATTTTCAGCACTAGCATCGCATAAAGCAGAGTTTACACCATTAAATCCTTGTATTGTGCTTAATTGGTTGTTAAATGCTTGTTGCATATTTGCCATTTGTCTAGCATTAGCACTTGTTTCAGCATTAGCAAATCCTGCGTTTACTGTTGCATTTACTCCTGCAAATCCATTACATAAGTTAGAATTTACATCTGCACAGCAGTTACATAGTTGAGTTGATAGATTTTGTACTCCAGAATTAATTCCTGTTAATTGGTTTGCTAATTGTAATGTGTTAAATCCATCGTTAGTGTTTTGCATAATTTCTTTTTGACCATTTGATAACCAAGCATAATCATTGTTGAAACCATTTCCAAAACCGTTTCCGTTTCCGTTGAAACCACCGAATAATGCCAAAATTACGATTAACCATAGCCAATCCCCGTTAGAACCAAAACCGCTATTACCAAATCCACCGCCATATACTGGGTAAGCATATCCGAAATTATTATTTCTGTCTGTATTACCTACTACGGCTGCTACATCTGCTGGACTCATATTATCTCCCATAGCTTTTTTCTCCTTTCTTTTAAAATATTTATAATAATGCTAAAAGCAATTATTACCTATTTCATATTTTGTAATTTTGCCAACATTTCATTAGGCATACCGATACTGTTTACATTGACTTAATAAATTCTGCTTTTGTTCTGGGGATATGCTTCCCATAATTTGATTTACTAAATCTTGTGGATTGTTTTTATTTTGCATTAGATTTTGAGCGATTTGAAAGTTTTGTGGTAGTTTTACTTTCATTTGGCTCATTAATGACTGTACTATTGCCATTGGATTCATTTGAAATCATCTCCTTCATCTTTTCTAATTCTTGTTTTAACATTGTTATTTCTCTATCTTTAGGGTCTATTTCTACTAATTCATTTAATTCAAAAGTTCTTATATCTCCGTTGGTATTTTTTATCCAAAGTGTATTTAGTTCTTTATTTAAAAATACCCCTGTTTTCATTACAAAAGTATTTCGTACTTCATCAATGTTATTTACATATTTGCTTTCTAATTCATTGTTAGTTGGGTTAGGTGCTAACTGGAAGTTTTGGGTTAAATTCGTGGGAGTTGGTTGCTGTTGCATTTGATTTTGATTTAATTGTTGCATTTGTTGCATTTGTCTGTCTATTTTTTCTCTCATATTTTGTAAATCTTGCATATTTTGCATATAAAATTGATTGTTTGGATAATATGGATAAGCCATTTATAATATCCCCCTTTATTTATTGTTATTTTAAGTTTTAAGCCGTTTTTGTATTCTATCTATATAACTTGTTTGTTTTATTATTAAATTGTCTTATTTTTAATTTTAGTGATTAATATTTCATCAATATGTTCTAATTTTCTCAAAATAAAAAGAAGATGCCCTAGCATAGTTTCTCTCGTTATGATTAAACTATCTTTTTTCATTTCTAGACATCTCCTTTCTTTTATTTAATTAAATTGTAACATTATTTTTTTATCTAAACCTATCTTCATAATATCAAAAAAATATCACTTTAAATTTGCACTTGACAAAATACAAAATAAGTGATATTATATGCTTACAATTAAATATTAATTATTGTTATTCACGGGAACAATAAGAAATAGTTTATAATATGTTTTTAATAACATTTTATATAAATTAATAGGCATTGCAACCGTGAAGCAATGTCTATTTTTTGTTGTGTATATGGACAGTGAGAGATGAGGACTTACTTTAAAATATATGGGGCTAGAGTTGGAAACAGGGACTCTTTCTGTTACCTTAAACAGAGGGGATATTTTCTTTTAGGGGGTTTTCTTTTCTTTCTTCTTTTTATTTATTTGTTTTCTTTCGTGTTGTTTTATTTCTTTATTTTTCTTCTTTCGTTTTCTGTGATTATATATTATTAAAAAGCAATAAAAAAAGAGATTGCTAATTAAAGCAACCTCAATATTTTATTCTTTATTTGTCGTATTATTCTATTAGTTGTGGCAGTAGATATATTTTCTCCTAGACTTATTTGTACTATTGACTGTCTACCGTTTAAGTCTACTAATCTATTAAATACTTTTCTTTGTATATCGTTAAATCTAGCATTTGCTAAAATATATTCTAATTCTGGTACTGTAAAATCAAAATTTATTTTAACGTCTTTTCCTTCTTCTACTTTTTTTCCCATTGGCTTTTCTCCTTATGGTTACTCTTTTAGTTTGTCTTGCATAACCCATAACTTACACCTCTATTCTATATTTTGTGTTACTGTTGAATTGTCATTATAATATGCCTCTTGTGTTTGTTCTTCTGTAACAGTTTCAAAAGTGCTTTCATATATTAGCCAACCTGTATTAGTTGCAATTATTATGACAAGTTCTATAATGGCAATAATAAACCATCTTTTGCTTTGTGCCTTTACTTCTTTTAACATTTCTAAAGCCAAGCTTTCCTTTTCCATAATAATACACCTCCTTTACTTTGGCAAATTTGTTATATATGCTGATACATCAAATATAATCTTTATTACAATTCCTATAATTACAGCTCCAATAGTTCTCCATAACCATTTTCTATTATCTTTTATTTCATCTATTTCTTTTTTATTTGTTGCTATATCTTTTTTTATAGGCTCTATTTTTGATGTAATTCTTGTTTCTATGTTTTCATTTTGTAAGTCTGATATTTTTGTTGTATTTTCTAATCTTTCTGTTATTACATCACACTTTCTACTAATAGCCTGTAAAATATCTTTGTTTTCATTCATTTCTATTTTTATCTCTTGTACTTCTTGTTTTAAATTATTAAACTCGTTTCTACTAACAAATTCTTCTGACATTGTTTTTCTCCTTATTTTTATTATACCATATTTTTACAATTTACGCAACTTACTTTAGTATTAAATCTTTAACACTTCTATATACTTTTTATTTTAAAATTTCACGAGAAACAATATCTCCTAAAAATTTATTAAATACTATATTTCCGTGTACATAATCAGGTAAAAAGTCAGTAATATTAGAATAATTAATATTTATTTCAGATGTATCTATATATGGAATACACATTCTGGTACATACATTTTTTTGAGCTTCTATTAAATCTCCTAATGGAATTTTTGAAGAATTTACAGGAAAATTATACTGTCCTTTGTATACATTGTCTGTATAATTTTCTAATATTACATAAATTTTTGCATTTGGTATTTTGGTTTGAATTTTCTTTAATGTAATAGCTAGAGCATTTGCAACATTATCTGTATCATCAGAATTATAAGAAGTGTTACCAATAGCTATATTATTATACCAATCATTTACACCACCATATACAAATACATAATCAGGTTTTATTTCTCCATCTACTAATTCATTAATTCTTAAATCGGTACAAAATTCATATCCATCTGCATAATGTGGTGTAGCGCCACCTGTTGAAATCCTAGACCCTGAAAAAGCATCTATTTTTAATCTTTGTAAACCTGTATTTTTTTCCATTATTGCCCACCACATATCATTTGAATTTTTTAAATAATTATCAGGGTAATGGCAATGGTCACTCCAAGGACTTATTCCTCTAAACGTAGAACGACTATCTCCTAACACAGAATATTTATAGTTTTTTAACATTTTTCCAGAATTTATCTTTTGCCATTCTTGCCAAGCATTGCTTGTATATAGTCTAAAATACATATTTAAATTATTATCAATAAAAATTTGACTATCTGTATTTGTTCTTGACATTTGTTTACCCAAACCAATTACTTGTCCCCCAACATTTGAAACAGGTAAATTTTGTAAATCTGATACTCCATTACCAACACCGTAAATAATATTGTTTTTTAAATTGTTTAAGTCGTTATTACACTCTGCTTGAATGGTATTTGCAGTTAAATTTATAGCTTTACCGCTCACACCTACAATATCCCAGTTTCTGTAAACAGCATGAGTATTTTTATTTATAATTCTTGTATATATAGCATTTGATATGTTTTCAATAAATATTTGAATTATGTAGTTTAGAGAGTATTGAGAATTTATTAATATGCCTGTATTTGTTCCTGGTTTATCTGTAAAAACATTTGTTATAAAACTTATTTGATTATTGTTAATATTTGCTATTAAATTAGAGTAAGTTGATGGATTTGATATGTCAATAAATTTTAAACAATTTTCAAGGTCGATTGAGTTTACAATTTTTTCCCAACTTTGCCAAGAGCTATTGGTGTATAATCTAAAATACATATTTGAATTATTGTCAATAAAAATTTGTGTATCACTATTTGTCCTTGAAGCTTGTTTGCCAAAACTAACAATTTGACCTCCAACATTTGGGGCAGGTAAATTTTGTAAATTTGATAAATTATTTGATACACCATAGATAACATTGTTTTTTAAATTGTTTAAGTCGTTATTACACTCTGTTGCAATAGTTTCTCCGTTTAAGTTTAAATTCGTACCTTTTAAAGCATTATTAAATAAATTTTGTATTTGTGTTCTTACTGCGGTTCCAGCACTTGAATAAGTTGTTCCATCAAAACCTATTCTAATATCTTGCAATTCTGCATCTCCTGTTGTACTTCCTTCTTCTAAACTTGCAATATTATCTATTCTTGCCCTTTCAACTGCTATTTCGTTTTGCAAAGAAATGTCTGTATTTTTTCTTGTATTAATTTCACTTGTTAAGTTTATGCTTAAATTATTTATAGAAGTATCTTGTTGTTCTATTGTTTGTGTTATGTCTCCGGCATTTTCGTCTATTTTGTCCCAATTATCATTTAATGCGGTTTTTACATCAAAAGCATTTGTATTTGTTGCTGGATTGTCGTGCTTAAATAATCCTAAATTTGTTGTTTGACTCATTATCTATCTCCTTTCTTTTTACCAATTATCTTGAACTTCTACTAGTATTCCACCTCTAAATACTAATCTTTTCCAAGTTTGAGCCGTTATTTGTCCACTTGAATTTACTGTTATACTTGTTGGAACTGGTATGTTTACAGTTTTTCCCGAATAATTTCCTACTGAATAAACTCCATAATCATTTGAAGTTCCAATATAGTCTCCTTCAATTGCAACTCCGTGTAAATTGCTTACATATAAATTATTTATTCTATCACTACTACTTGATGAAATACTATTACCAGCAACATTACAATTATCTCTTACAGTACAATTATCAAAAGTTCCGCTTGTTGCTGTTACAGACCCATTAAAACTTCCGCTTGTTGCATTTACTACACCATTAATAGTTGCATCATTACAAGTCATATTTCCATTAGCATCAACATTAAACTTGTTACTTGATATTGTTACATTATCTCCTGTTAAGTCTATGTTTTTTCCGAGCAAGGGATATTTTATTTGCTTCAATTTGTATTTGTTCAGCAGTTTGATTAATTCTTGAAATAATTTCATCATTTCCCACCTTCTTGCTTACTTCTGTGTGTATGCCATCCACATCTATTTGTAAACTTGATATATTTTCTTCATTTGCTTCAACTCTTGATACTGTTGCCGTTATTTGTTGTTGTTGTTTATCAACTATTAAGTCTGTTCTGTTAATTCTTTGGTCAGTTTTATCTGCTTTAGTATAATCTGTTTCACTTTGTTCTGGCATTTCTGTATATATTTGTTCCTCTAATCCTTGTGTTATATCTATTTCATCATTTAACATTAAACAAGAATATGTTGTGTTTCCAATTTTAATATTATACTTGTCGCCTACTTCTAAATATGTTATTCCTGTTGATTTTAAGTCTATTATATAATATTCTATTCCATTTAAGGCATTTAATATTCCTTGTAAATAATCACTTCTATCATTAAAGTTCATTATTTGATTATTTTTTATTTTAACTTCACATAGTCCATTTTCTGCAACACTCACTTCATCTCTTAAATATACATTATCGCTTTCCGCACTTCTACTTAATACAATTGAGTTAATTTTTCCGTATTTTTTTGCAAAAGATACATCTATATCTTTTAAATAATCTTCACTTATTGTTTCGTTTGTTTCATTTATATATTTAACTTCCAACTTATTTAATTTATTTATACAAATTATACTTCCTGTTGCTTGCGCTATTTCGTCTAGTATGTCTCTATAAGTATATTCTAGATTTTGATATAAATCTGTTTGTATTTCTTTATCTTGATTAAAAAAATTAGTTATCTTAAAGTCAAGTCCTACTTTATTACATAATGCTATTAAGTAATTTTTTATTGATATAGGATAAGTTATTTCTAAAGGCTCATATTGTTTCATTGTATAAATCATCTTATCAAAGCATTTGTGCAAATAATTATTTGTATCTGCATTATATTCTGGTTCTTCTGTTACTAAATAATCCCCTAAATCAACATATTCAAAACCTTGTAACATTCTTACTTCTGTACTGTTTAATCTATCAACTCTCATTTGATGTACTTGTTCTACAGTATATCCTTCCCCAACTAATATTCCAAATCTTACATTTATCCAAGTATCTTTAGGCACTTTTATATAACTTTCAAAATCTAATTGTTTCATAACCGATTTCATTAAATTTGCATTTACAACAGGTGTTACAGAAAAAATGTCATCATTGGTAAGCATCTTGTTGGTTCCGTTTTCTGTATATGTTATCATAACATCTAGTTGTCTACCATATTGCTTTATAGCTTCTTTAAAAGCTTCACTTACTTGTTTCATATTATCGCCTCCTATCTGTTGCTATAAATGATAATTCAAAAGTATCTGATTTATCCATATTTTTATATGTTGTTTCCCAATCTCCTGTATATGTTATCATTGTTACATCTGTGTTTTTGTTGGGGTCTCTGTATTTTATTGTTTGTCTAGGATTATCAAAATGAGGAGCTAAATATACAAGTTCTGCATCTGTTAATTTTCTAAAACTCATTATTATTTTAGGAAATATCCCTATTAATGTTCCACTCATTTGTCCGCTTAATGTTCTTCCCGTATCACTACTCCACAATTTATTGTATTGATATTTTACTTGTGTTAAATATTGTCCCATCGATATACCATCCATATACAAACTGTCTTTATTTATAAACATTATTTAGCTCCTTTCTATAAATTATATGCAAAACTATCTTCTGCATTTATTCTTCGCATTTCTCTTGCTATTTGTCTGTTTCCTACACTAATTGGTATAGTTGCGTTTATATTAATCCACCTGCCTATTTCTCTACCTAGTTCTGCCATTGCTTGTGTATCTGTTAAAGGTAAAACACCTTCTTTTCCACTTTCTCCACCTATTGCACTTCCTAGCATTGTTCCTTTATTTGGCATATTTATAATACCACCTGTTTTTAATCTAGGTAAATTAAATGTTGGCAATGTACTTAAGTTTATTCCTGGTACTGCATTTATTACTGATATTAATCTGTTTATTGTTTTAATTGGAGAATTTAAAACATTTTCTATTGTTCTCAATACACCATTTACTATGTTTTTAAATATACTTGCAACAACATTTCCTATTGTACTAGTAGCTAATTTGACATTATTCCAAACTATTTGCAATACCGTACCTGCTGTTCCTTTTATCCAATCCCATATACTTGAAAATATTTGTTTAACACCTTCCCAAGCCATTTTCCAATCGCCTGTAAAAACACCTTTTACAAATTTTATAATTCCATCAAGTATTCCTTTTAAACTTTTAAAGGTTAAATCAAACCAATTAAGTATTAACTGTAAATTTGAAACAATAGTATCATAAATATTTCCAATAGTATCCCCAAACATTTGATGTACCCAATCTGATTTTCCTGTTAACCAATCTATTCCACCTTGTAAAAATGACTTTATCTGTTCCCAATGTCTTATTATTGTTCCAACTATGAACACTAATACACCTATTACAACTCCGTGGAAATCCTAATATTATTCCTAAAAGTCCTGTTAAAAATATTCCTATTCCTTGTATTATTTTTCCAAAATTTTCCCAAGTAGGTTCTTTTAAATAAGCTAATAATCCTTGAATAGCATATACTAATCCTGCTACAATTAATCCTATTCCTAATGCTTTTAATGCACCTAGTCCTAATTTCCAAGCTAATAATGCTGCTGCAATTCCTGCCATAATTGCTAATATTTCATTTTTATGGTCAATTATCCATTGTAACCATTCTGGTGGTTCGCCTTGCATTTTACTTAAGTCAAATTCTGGCATTGTTACTCCTGTTCCACCTCCGCCTTCTGCACCGCTGTTTGATTGGTCTGTTAGCATATTGATTTCATCAAATCCAGCAAGTTGTTTCTTTATTTCTTTTACTGCTTTACTTACTCCACCTGCTCCAGCTTTCATTTTATTGAAACTTTCTGCACTACCTCTACTAAATAGATTTATTCCAAACCATCCTTGCATTATTGCATTTATATATCCAAGTAATGTAGCTGCTAACCTTACTATCCATTGTAATACTGGTGCTATCATCTGTGTTAATGCATATCTTATATACTCTATATTTGCAGCATATTGTTTGTCATAACTTGCCAAATAACTTGATGCTCTTCTTAATGCTAAATATGCACTTCTTACTCCAAATATTCCTAATGCTAATCTTGCAACATTTGTTATTGATTTTTGTATAGACCTTCCAACATTATTAAATCCAGACTTTAACTTTTCAACATCTGCTACTTGTTTTTGTATTTTAATATTTTCTATTTTTTGTTTATATTCACTTACTTTTGCATTTATTTCATCATATCTATATTTAGTTTGTGCTACTTTTTGCTCTATTGCATTTTGTTTAGTTAATGCTTTATCAAAACTTGCTCCTAATTGTTCTAATGAGCCATAAGTGTTTTGTAAATCTTGAAATGTTGTAAACTCTTTGGGTGTTGCTTCTCCTGTTTCTAATCTATCTTGTACTTCTTTTAATCTTTGATAGGCATCTGCTAAAGCATCTGTTTTTTGTCTTGCTTTATCTAGTTCTTCTTGTTGACTTCCTAATTTTGCATCTATAATTATTTTCTTATCTTCTTCTTTTTGCATTTTCTTTTCTAAATCTGATATTTGTCTATCAAATTTATCTGTATCTAACCTTGTGCCTATTGTTATTTCTCCATCCATCTTACAACCTCCTTTCTTATATCTCTATTCCTAAAGACTTGTAAAATGCTTTTGCACTTTCTTCTTGTTCTTTTGTCATCTTAACTTCTTTTTGCTTACAATATTTTTCTTTTAATAAGTTTTGAACATCTATTAATTTTTGTTTTTGCTTACTATCTTTTTTATCTTTTGGCTCTTGTTCTAATATGCTTGTTATTCTATTTAGTATACAACAGTTCCCAAATTCGCTTGTACTTAAACTTTCTAAATCATTATAAAAATCATACCAATGTAAATATTCTAACTCATAAGGGTCGTATTTATAATCAAATTTAAAACTTGCTTTTATTAATCCAATACATTTATTAAAATCTAGCTCGTATTTATCTTTATTTTCACTTTTAGGCTCTTTTTTGTCGTTACCTAATAAAAGATACTTCATAGCTAATTCAAATAGCTTATTTTGGTTTTTACAGTCTAATCCGTTCTTCTCCAAATAGCTTATAAATAATTGCTAATGCTCTTTCATAATCTCCAATAGTTTTATCCTCTGCAATGTTATTACATTCTAAAGCTACTCTAAAATCTGTATTAATTTTATATAATTTATCATCTACTTTTACATATTGTGGATTATTCAATTACATCATCTCGTTTTGTTTTATTAGAATATTTTGCCATTATGTCTTTCTTTATATCTTCTGCTTTTATTTGTAATTTAGGGAGTATTGCTTTTTCTATTATTTCATCTATTTCATCTAGTCTTGCTAAAGTTAATTTTCTACCATTTAATAGCTTTTTAACTCCATCTTTACCTAAAAACATATCATATATTTCTGCTTCTTTTTTATAAAATTCATTTGTTGCTTTTATTTTAGCTTCTTCATTTGAACTAAATAGTTTTTTGCCTTTATGGTCTTGCTTTTTATCAATTATTGTATATTGATTTTTCAAGTATTCTCTATTCTTTTTGTCTGCTTCCATCATATCTTGTAATATTAATAAATAATCTAAATCTCCTAAGTTAAACTCTAAAAAGTTACCTGTATCATTTCCTTCTTCATCTTTTATTTTCAATCTTAAAATGTCTTTTGCCTTTTTAAGTTGAATCTCATTATCGCTTTTGATATTAATCTCTGCTTCCATAAATCTAATTCCTCCTTATATTTTAAAAAGAGGTCAGAGGTGTTTTATTTCTGCCTCTAACCTCTATCGGTTTTGTTTTTTATAAACTTGGTGTAAATGTTGGTACTCCATCAGCTATTGCTACTGTTCCTTCTACTGGGTCTCCATCATAATATATATCATATTCAATTTCTTCTCCAGAATAAGAAGTAACTGTTATAATTGCATCGCTTTGTTTTGCTGCATAACTTCCAGCACTTCCACTCCAAGTATCAACATCTAATACTTTTGTTTTATAATTTAATTGGTCACGACCTTGAGCAATAAATTCAAATTCAGGGTCATTTTTATAACATTTTTGTGTTACTGAACCTTGTTTTTGATTTGATGTATGGTCGTTTCTTGCGTTATCTTCTACAATCCATTTTTCTGTATCTACTTGTGGATTATATGATACTGAATATTCATTTACTCCAACACCTAGAACAGCCCAAGTTCTTGCATTTCCACTAGGTGTTGTATCTATGTATGTAATAAATTGACTTCTTTTAATCTTCTCAATATTCTCTGGTATTACTGCTAATCCCATTCTTTAATCCTCCTTTTTAAAATAATTTTGTATTTGCTTTGGTGTTAGAGGCTCAATAAAACCTTTTTCATTTAATTCAATTAATTCTTCTTTGTTTTTTACTTCTATTTCATCGCCTTTATCATAGAATATTCCATTATATTGACAATCTATTTTTGCTATTGGTTTCATTTTACACCTCCCTATATTCTATTTGTATTTGTATATCAAACTCTGCTGTATTAGTATTTGCTCTATTTAATGTTCCACAATTTAAACAACTTATGCTTTGTATTCCATCTATATCTGGTAATATATTATTATCATTCTTTTGCTTAATTATCTTTTCAAAAGTTTCATAAAATCCTATGTTTTCTATATTAGTCATTGTATCAGCACTATAATTCATACGGCTTCTAAATGAATATACATCTCTTTTTAAAAAGTTACCTATTATCCATTGTTCTGTTGTTGGATTTACTGGTATTTTATCTAATGAATAATTATTAGGCTCATTACTTAAAAAGTTTATATTCATTTCTCCATATTGTCCTATTAATTCGGTTATTATATCCATTAAATATGCTCTTAATTTAGTTACTCTTAAATTACTTACCTCTATTGACATATTTTTGCACCTCTTTTATAACATCATTCATTTCAGCACTAACCATTTTTTTATCCCAATATGAACCAGTTCCGTGGTGTTGTATAGTTTCTTACTGGACTTCCGTGTACCTCTCCAATATATTGTGCGTGAGCATAAGGGCTTTCATACGTTATATAATCAACACCCTTATCAACATTATCTCTTAAAATTCCTATATCTTTTGGTACATATTTATCCATGTATCTATAACAAGTATCTGTAAAAAACCTTAGTACTCTACCGCCGAGGATTTATACCTAAATCAGCTTTTATTTGACTTATAGGCTTCATTTTCATTTTATTTTCCTCCTAAATGAACGTGTGGATTATTTCCATATTCATTTATAGTTATGCTTGTTACATTATAAAACTCTTTGCCTTGTAAATCACTTTGTTTACTAATTTCAGGTTGTATGCCTATTGCTATAATATCTCCAATTTCAAATATGCTCTTATCTTCAACATATTTCATTGGTATTCTTATATTAACATCATTGGCATTTTCATATCCTTTATTGATAGAACTGCCTTTTCCTCCAAAGTGCCATACACTTTCAAATACATATCTATTCCATATTGGCAATTTATTTTCATCTAGTGCTTTGTGATAATAAGTTATACTTCCATTTGTTATCATAGCTTACACCCCCACATATAAATATGGTGTGCCATCTTCTAAATAACATTCCGCTAAATATGTTTTTATTATACCCTTAATATCATTTATTTTGGCTTTTAAGACATTTTCACTAGCCCCACTATAACTTACACTATATCCATCTGTATTTTCGCTAGAAACTGATTTATTTTGTGTGTTATATGAATTATAAGTTTCTAATAACTCAATTAATTTATACTCGCATATTTTAACTTCATTAATTTGTTCATCTAAATCTTTTAGTCTGCCGAATGTATATTTATCAATGTTTTTTTGTGCTTCCAATTCTAATATATTAAAAGGTGTCTCTTCAAGAGTACCACCTAATTCTTGATATTCTTCATAAGTCAAGTATTGTTTTGTAAACTCCATTATAGACACCTCCGTTTTAATCTTCTTTTATTTTTCTTTTTTTAATTGGCTTTATTTCTTCATTGTCTTTTTCAACTTTATTTAATTGTGGTTCTTTGTATGGAATATATCCTAAAGCCTTAAATGTTTTTTCATATCTTTGTGGTGTTGTTATTATTATATTTTCGCCTAATATATATTTTTCCATATTAAATCACCTCTTAATTAAGCTGTAGCAAATTGTGCAACTACTACTTTGCTTTCATCTGTTAAGGCTGCAACATAATGCTCATCTGCTCCAATTAGTGTTGTATAGTTTCCTAGTTTTCTTTCTGTCTCAACATTTGCATTTCTTTTTAAATAAATTGTTACTGCTGCAGTTTCATCTCCTGTTTGTTCTTCTGGCTTTAATTGAACAATTGGATTTGCATAATATGCTTTTGTTGCTGCTAGAACATAATCTCCAACTTTAACTGGTACTTTTGTTTTTCCTTGATATGTTGCTATGTTATTTGCAGTTACTGCTGTTGCTCCTGTTTCAGTGCTTGCAACTATATCATATTCAACTTTATTTATTTTCTTTGATGGAACTATTCTTGTATTAGCTATCATTCCAATTTCTCCACGCATTATAACATTGTTATTGTATTTATCATTAGAAATAAAGTTTGAGTCTTTTCTCAATGTTGATACTTGAGATGGAGAAATAAATGCAACTTTTTCTACATTCTCTTCTTCTTGGAATAAGTCAAGTGCTTCAACAAATCCATTATAAGAAATTACTCCTGCTGTTTTATCAGCAACAAGTGAAGCTCCTTTTAATTCGTCCATAACGTCTTGGTCTACTTTAGAAGCTAATGCTAATCCTAATTGATTATTTGTTTCTCCAACAGGATTTCCATATCCTGATAGAACTGCTTCATCTGTTAATCTTACTTGTTTTACAGCTTTTTTAATTGTATATTCTGCTGTTGTTGTCTCTAATTTAGTTTCAGTTGCATCTGCTCCTTCTGCTAAATCTTCTGCGTCTCCTATAAAAGCATATTTTGGTACAGTAATTGTACTTCCTGGTCTTCCTTGTAAAGTTGTATCAATTTTTGCAAATGGTGTTGCAACTATTGCACTTTGTAATTTTGCACTTATCATTGGTGCCATTACTTCTGGGTCTATTAAATCAGTTAATTTTGTTTGATTTTCTGCCATTTTAAAATCCTCCTTTAATTATTATTATATTTTTGAAATAATTCTGGGTTTTCTTGTTTTAATTCTACTCTTTCTTTATAAGACATTTTGTCAAAAGTTTCTTTAGATACTGTATTATCAATATCTCCCATAGGTGTCATATCTTGGAATTGATTAGGATTTTCAAATATTCCTGTTTTATCCTTTGTCAATTCTTCAAATATGTCTTTTATTCCTTTGCCTTGGTTTTCTTCTTTTTTCATTTCTGCCTTTATATCAGAAAGTAACCCATTTTTTGCATACTCACTACTAAATTTTCTATCTCCAAAAACTGCTAAAATATTATTGTTTAATGTTTGTTCTGCTTTTGTTGCCTTTTCTTGTTCTATTCTAGCTGTTTCCTTTGCTTCAAAATCAGTAATTTTTTGCTTTAGATTTTCCATTTCTTCAGATGATGGAGCTTTCTCTATTTGTCCTTTTAAATCATCAATAGTTGTTTTATAGCTTTCAATGTCTTTTTTATATTGTTCTTCTATTTTGTTTTTTTCATTATCAACAACTTTTCCACTTTCAGCTATAATACTTTTAATTTCATCTTTTGATAATTTAACTTTGTTTTCTCCAATCTCTAAATCTGTTAAAAAATCCTTTAAACTCATAATATATCCTCCTCGACTTTTTCCGTTGGTAGTCTCCAACATAGATTCAATATTTTTATATAAAACAGTTTATAAACAAAACTGATAAAACCTAAATAAAAAGAGCCTAAGGAATTAATCTTGGCTCTTTGGCTCTACTGTTATTTTATTTATTGGTATTTTCTTTTCTTCTTTGCAACTTTTACAATATAAATATAAATATCCATTATTGTATTTGCAAAGTAGTTTTCCGCAACAACATTTTATATTCATTTGTTACCTCACTTGCATTATAACACACTTTTTAAAATCGTGCAACTCATAACATTCGCCTTGATTTTCTTCTAGGCTTTTCTATTTCTTCAACCTCATTTTTCAATATTTTTATAGCTTTATTATTCTTTAAAAATTCAGCTCTTTCTTTATCTACATAGTATATTTGATTATAACTTATAAATTCTCCTAGTTTTGTATCATTGTATCCTGTATATAATATACATTGTACCTTTATTAAATCTTCCATAATTTACACCTCCTTATTTTGTTTTAACTCTATGATATCCTGCTACTTGCATTCTTTGTTTTTTAGGTAGTAATCCACTTGCTTCGCATAAATCGTTATATTTACTTGTTAATAATCTTATTTTATTTTGGCTTTGTTCAATTAGCTCTGTATCTCCACTTGCTCTTGCTAATATTTGTGTATCTTTTTGTTTTCTTATATTTAATTCTATTCGCCTTTGTAACTGACTTCCTTCATACATAGTATAATGTTTGCCTTCAAACTCAAAACCGCTTAAATTTGATTCTCGTATGTCATTTAATTGCTTATCTGTGTATTCTGGCTTACTTACTCCTAAAACTATACTAAATATTTTATGATAACAATTGTATTCTCCAATATGTCTTTTATCTGCTCCATCATATTTATTGCCTTTATAATCTATTGCTACATCTCCATTTTCTAGCTTATCAAATTCTTCTATACTAAATTGTTTTCCTTGTATGTCTGCGTGGTCTGGAGCTGGTTTACTATGCACACTTATCTCTATTCCATCTGCGTTATATTCTTCTCCAAATCTTCTACTTGTTTCATTGTTTAAAGCTCTCATTCCATCTAGTATATTCATTCTAACCGCACTATCTAATCGCCTTGTTCTGCCACTTTCATATTGTACTAAACCGTTTCCGCCTAATTCTTTTAGTGTCTGCCTCATACTAGAATAAAAATCTTGCTTCCCTTGACTTATACTTAATATAGCTTTGTCTATTGTATCTTGATAAACTTGTTGCAATTGTTTAAATGTTCCATCTTGCACAAATCCTATTACACTTGTATTTGATATATTCCTATACATATCTGCTGTTATACTTGCTAAACTTTTAACCATATTTTGCAATGCTATATCTTTTTTGTATGGTATATAATCAATACCTCTATACTTGTAAAATTGTTTTGCAAATTGTTTGTTGTTTTTTGCTACTTCTTCAAATATCTTATATATATCTTGCACATTCTTACCACTTACTCTAGCCAACTCTTTTGCTATTTCATTATAAGTTCCACCGTATTTCAAGATTTGTCCTATTTGATAAGCTTGGCTAGGTGTTAATGTACTTATTTGTTTTATTGCTTCGCCTATTCTTTTTAATATATATGTGTTTGTTTGTTCTATTCGCTCAACTAATACGTTTGCCAATTTTTCCTCTACTTCTTGCGATAACATAAGCTACCACCTACTCTTCTGCATTGTTTGGCATTAGGTCATCAACCGTTGGCTCACTTGCTTTTATTTCTTCTATTGCTTTTTTTCTTGCTTCTTCGCTTTCTGTTGGGAATATAAATTGTCTTATTTCTTCTGTTTTTACTGCACCTTTACTTTGTCCTACAATTAATTGATTCCAAGTATCCATTGTGCTTTCTATAAAGTAATAACTCCAATCATAACTTGTTTCATATTCTCCATTTGCTGATAGGTTATAAGCATTTGCAAGTACATTAGCACTATAAAGAAAATCTTCTAATCCCTTTTCTATATTACTTCTTACATCATCTATAATGCTCATCGTATCTTGTATAGCTCTTTTAGCTTCATCTATGTTTTGATAAGTTGATGTTGGCTTTGTTAATATTCCCTCACTTGTTCCAACTTCTTTTTCTAATTGTGCGAATTGTCTATCTAATTTGTTATATAAAGCTGTATCTCTTATTTCTGGACTAAATACTTCCCAAAATGTATCATCTCCAGCATCTACTTTTTTGAATAAACCATTTGATGGTAATCCATCTTTTCCATCAAACATTGTGCTATCTGCTCCAACAAAAGCCTCTTTTAAATTATATTCTCTATCAATTTGTTTTAATGTTGCTCGTATTTTAGATATTGTTTCATCGCAACCATAAGTAATTGGTACTCCATATTTATCATCTGCTTTTCTATTATTTATTGGACTCTTGATATATCCAAATAAAGCTCTATCTACTCCACTAATTACTTGAACCTCTTGTATATTTCTCCAAAAGTCTGGTGTTGGAACAGGCTTTCCAAATTCATCTGTAAATTTTTGTGTTATTGTTATATTACCATTTTTTACTCTATAATTTGTTAATCTGTAATATGTCTTGCTATTTCCTATTCCTTTATTAATTGTTTTCTTATCTGCTATTATTGTTGCTCCTGTTATATTTTCTCCCTCTGTTTCATCTATTGTTAATCTGTTTTGTGATACGACATTGTAAAATATTTTACCACCTTTTACATAAGGAACTAATACTATTCCTCCATAACCTAATGACATAGCTGTATACTTTTTCATTTTTTTCCATAAACTTTGTATCGTTTTCTCCAATAGTTCTTTTCTTTGATTTTCTCCTATCAATGTTAAATCGCTGTCATTAATAACATAATTTGCTATTCTATTTGAGAAAATAGCATTAAAATTGACTTTATCTATTCTTTCGTATTCGACTGCATACTTTTGATTGTCCTCTACTTCTTTTTGAGTTGTTTGAGAATGGATATTAAATAGTCTGAATATCCACATAATAAATTTTTGAAACACCTCTTTTTTCCTCCTTTTGTTTTTTGATTTTTTATTAAATTACCTATTATGGTAAACTAACAACAATTTTTATTGATTTTAATATACTTTTCGAATTTTTAGTAAAAGTGTTTTCTCGGGAATTTTCGACACTTTAAAGTATATTATGTTAATCATTATGCTGTTCTTTTTCTTTCTGTTACATCATTTATCTGTCGCATAAACTTTGTCCAACTATACTCAAATGCGTCCATTGTATCAATATCACTTGTAAAATCATCTAGTCTTGTATCTTCTTTTGCATCTTCATCCCATAATGCACTTGATATTGCTTCTACTAATGTTTTACATTCTTCTTCTATATACCAAAACATATCATAAGCTAGCATTGTTCTAAATAAATCTATTCTATCATTTATTGGTTCTTTTATACAACCTCTTACTAAAGCATTTAATCCTCGCTCTGGTGCTCCTTTTCTTAATCCCCTTATCAATACAACTTCTTCATTATCTGGAAATATATAATCTATATTGCAATTATACTTATATTCCATCTTTTTTGCAAATTCTATTTCTAGTTCAAATAAATCATCTGGGTCTATATCTCCCATGTGCTTTTCACTACCTAATGCTATTATTGTTTTATAATCATAACTTATTCTAGTGCACACAAAAGCCTGTCCTGACTTATTCCCACCATAGTCTATTCCAATTATTGTATATCCTTGTGGAAGCGGTTTGTCTTTATCCCATATATATTTCTTTGGATTATCTGCAAATCTTTTATATATCAGTCCTTCTGCATTACACCATTGTCCTAATATAAGCCTATTGTAATATACAGTTCCCTCATATTCTTTGCATAAATTGTCAATAAACTCTTTACTTAAAAACGGATTGTCGAATATTGTATAGCTTTGCACATAAGCATCTATCCCTTTTTCTTCTATTGTGTCTAAAAAGTCTACTTTAAACCAATGCGTATTACTTTCTGGATTCAATGCACCATCAAAGCAACTATATGGTTTATCTAAAGAACCTTGTATCATAATAAATACATCTTGACACCATTTTGCTATTTCATCTCCATAAGCATATTTTATTGAAGTACCTTGTATTTTACTTACTTGGTTTGCTTTTTCACAACCTAAACAATAAACCTCTTCTCCAAATAAATAAGCTATGTTCTGACTATTTATTGCTGTTATAAGCTCGTTTCCGTATATCTCTCTTAAAGGTTGTAATACATTTCTTTCTATTGTTCCCTTTGATACTCCAAATATAACATTTAATCCATCTTTACCTTTTCTTTCTATTATTCTTTTAGGTATCATATAAAGAATATCAAGATAAGTTTTACCACATCTTCTGGCTCCTATCTTGATATTAAATCTGTGATGTGCATTTCTTATATATTCTTTTTGCTTATCACTTATTATCATTTACTTGCTTCTTCCTCTATTTTATTTAATAATTCTTCTACTTTAACAAGTTGTTTGCTTTCCACTTCAAATGTATCTCTTTGTTTTAAGTATTGTTTACCAAGCCAAATAGCCATTGTTGGATTTTTTTCTGCTTGTTGTAATTGGTATCTTCTTAAGGCTATTTTGCCACCTTCTTTTTTTTGCTCATATATAGTCGAAAAGTCTGTTCCATATTCTCTTTTACACCAACTCAATAATGTATCTTTACATACATCAAACCAACTCATTATTTCTGTTTCAGTACATTGCATCTTGCATAAATTTTCAAATTGTTTTTTATCTATTCTAGCTTGTGCTTGTTTTATTTGTCCCTTTGCCACTATATCACTTCCTTTTTATCTTTTTCTTTTTACATAACTATTTGCCATCCATTTTTTTACACCATTTATTGCACTTTGGCTAAAATCTGTTACTGTTTCATTTGCACCTTGATAATATAATCTTTCTGTTCCATCACTATCTTTTATTAATCTTATTTCTTTCATAACATTCTGTTCTTCCTTACTAGCTTTATAATTCTCATTAATTGCTTCAAAGGCTGTTCGTACTTGCTTTTTATCCTGCATGTTAGGTACTCTAAAAGATTGAGGTAATCCATTCTTTTTTATATAATCTCTAAAGCTATTTTTTATATTGTTAATTACATTTGATGATGTTGCACCACGTCCACCCATATATTATTACCTCCTACATTATTTATTTTTGATAATAAATGGCATAACCATAACCACCATTATCTCCAATTCTTGTTTTTCTTCCATAAGCATTTAGTACTCTTCTTACTTCATTTTGTTCATTTCTTGTTAAATCTTCTAAATGTACTCCTAAATATGTTCTACTTCTTGCGGTTCTTGGTTCTACTACTTTTGACAAATCTATTCCTGTTTGTCTTTTAACAAAATCTATTACACTATTTTTATTATCTAGTTTTACATTAGAAGCTCTTACTCTTACATCTGGTCTTTGTTCTCTATTTGAATTATTAAATAATGATTTTGTTGTTGTATTAGTTGTTGCACTTGAACTTGCACCTCTTCCTCCCATAATTACACCTCTTTCTTAAATTATTTTTTTATATGTAATAATATTCGTTTATATGGTGGGTCATTTTTACTATATGATGTTCTACTTTTTATTTTAAAACCTATCTCTTTTAATTGCTTTTCTCTTTTTTCTAACATTCCTTTGTCAACTTCTGCTACAGCTTCATTAAATTGTGAAATTCTATCAAATCCTTTACTAATATTATATGTTTGAGGAACATATTTCCCATCACTTATTGTAATCGTTTTATCAAAACTAATACTTGCCATTCCTCTTTGGCTTCTTAAAGATGTTAAGCTTTCATAACTTGCTGTTTTAGTTGAAACTTCACTACTTGCTCCGTCTACCTCCCATTGTTTTTCCTCCTTTATTTTACAAATCCTCTTCTTTTCATTGTACTAGCTCCTCTCGTACGATATAAATTATCTAATTCTTTATCAGTTTTTTTTCTGTTTTCTGCTCTTTGTCTGTCATATTCTTTTAACTGAGATTGAGTATAAGTTTTTATTGTATAACCATTTTCTTTTGCTGTTTGAATTATTTGTTTTATACTTCTATTAGTTTTCTGATAGTTATCTCCGTTTATATCTGATATATATCCATTTTTTTGAGTTCTATATGTTGTTTCTGTATTATCTTTAAAACTTATTCTAACAGCTTTTATGGAATTATCAGAACTACTAGCACCACGACCTCCCATTTTTATATCTCCTTTTTAAATTTTTCTGTTACTTTATTTTCATAATATTTTACTTGTATATCTCCATAGTCATAATCTAATTTTCCACCATATACTAATATTGTACTTGGCTCTATTTCTTCTATCATTGCACTTACACCATCTTGCCATATCTTTAATGCTTCTTTATTTCTTTTTACTCCTATTGTGCTTATACTTACTATGCTTCCTTTTGGTATTCCTTTAAATGCAAATTCAAAAGTTTCTTTCTCTGCCCAACTTATTGTAGGTATTACTTTTATTCCTTGGCTTTGATAATACTGCCCTATTTGTCTGCTTCTGTATGTGTTCCATATCTTCATAGGCATTGGCATATCTAAATATAAGCTAAAATCAGGACTAAATATACATTCATATTGCTTTAATATTTCTATGTAATCTTCTGGTTTATTCCATATTCTTTCAAATTGATAATCATCTAAGTAAAAGTGTATTCCTACATTATGTTGTTTACTTGATTTTGCATAATTAAAGCCAATTAAATCTTTTGGAATATAATTATCGTTGTTAATTACTGGCATTTGCCAAAAGTCATTTGTTGAATTTTCAAAGTCTATTAAGTCTAAATTATAAGCATCATTTGTTTTGTGTCTTTCGTTTTCTTTAAATAAGTCTATCTTGTCTATGTCAAATCCAAAGTCTGTCATGTCTATGTCTAAAATATCGTTTAATTCATCAAATAATATTTCATCATCAAATCCTGTTGTCATATTTAATTTATTATGTACTAGAATATATGCTTTTTTCTGTTCTTCTGATAAATGATTTAATCTGATACAATCTACATCTGTATATCCTAGCTGTTTTAATGCTTCATATCTTCCGATGTCCGCTCTATTATTACATTGTTTTCATCTATTGCAATAGGGTCATTGAATCCAAAATCTTCTATTGACTTTTTTATTTGTTCTATTTGTTTTTTAGGATGTCTTTTTGCATTTTTAGAGTATGGTTTTATACTATTAATATCTACATACTCTATTTTTAATTTATCCATTAATTACTCCTCAAATTTAACTTCATCATACTTTTGTAATAATTCTTGCATTGCTTCTTTAGTTATATTTTTATTTACTATTGCTATTAATCTTTTGTCATCATCATAAAAGGTGTATTTTATATATTTGTTTAACATATTTTATACCTCTTTTCTTTTATAACTCTATGCAAAACATTAAGGATTTATTAGGCTTGCACAACCTAACTTTTGAGGCATCTCGAGAACTTAATAAAGGCTAATCCTCCTGGCTTTATTAGTAACCTTTTCCCCGACCCTTTTTAAATGTTCTGCATACAATTATAAACACAATATAGTACTAAAACGATTGCAATCTTAACCTTTTTGGCTCAATAGGAGTCCGATTTTCACATCAAGGATTTTAGTACTATATTCTATCTATAAACACAACATAAGGCAATTTCCCATAACTAGCTGACATATATGGGTTTTAAAGGCTTTATACCTATCCTATTATAACCGGCGACAGATTAGCCAACTCAGCTAGATTGCCCTATGTTCTATCTATAGCTATTAACTAGGATATAACTTTATTTTACACCGAAGGATATTGCGTAGTAACAACTAATCTATATATTAAAGGTGCCTAGTACTATAATATTTTTTAACTAGGATAATTGAAAGGCGGTGGATATATCAACAGAGCCTAGTATGTTAATATAATCTATATTTTAATAAAGGGGCAACTAAATTTATTGTTTACATTCTTTACAATATGACATAATTGTGTTTGTTTATTTTGGCATTTTGAACATTTTTCATTTATAAATTTTGCTAATTCTTTTCTTTGCATTTTTACTTCATATCTTTTCTTTCTCTCGTATTCTCTCATTATGCTATTAGCTATTCTACTTTTACCCATAATGATTTCCTCCAACTACATTCAAATTATATCATACTTTTTAATTTCTTGCAACTTTCCCTGTATTTTACTTCTAGTTCTCTGTATATTCTTTTTAATGTTTTATATTTGTTTTTTAGTCTTGTAATTGTATTTTGTAGCTCCATTTTTTCATCTTCAAAGTTATAATATTCTTTCATAATTCTATTATATAATTGTTCTTTTAATTTATAATCTTTTATCTCCATATAATTGCTGTTATATTGCTCTAAAATCCATTCTAAATCATTTTTTTCTTGCTCACCTATAGCCTTGTCTTTGTATTCTATCAATCGCTTTATTTTATCTTTCTCATAAATCATAATATTTTCTCCCTTAAAAACATTATGCCTTTTCTTTTATGTGTTTTACCTCTCCATAATTTTTAGTATATATCCAACTTTTAAAGTCTTTACATCCTATTGGATTTAATTTTAACCTAATGTCTCTCATTGTACAAAAATGTTGTTTACTACAATTTTTGCATAAATCATTCATTTGTTTAAATCCTTTCTAATCTCTTTTACTGCTTTTACTAATTCGTTAATTTTGTTATGTTGTTTAATAATTTCAGTCCACATCATATCTTCATTTTTTCCATAAGGTGTTATTAAGTCATCAAATTTTAGATTTCTATCTAATTCTTCTATCTCTTCTGTATTATCTTCTAATATTTCAACTTCGTTATTTAATTTACTTGCATTATTAAGCCAATCTTGTATTAAACTATTATTATTCGAGTTTTTATCTAAATTAAAATAAGCATTTATTTCTTCATCATATTCAAATTCGTAGCAACTTACTTTTATTCTTTTTGGCATTTTTTCTTTTCTGTAAAACATTTCTATCAAATCAAATACTTTTATTTTTTTATTCATAATACTTCTATAACCTTTCCTTTCTCTAATATTATTACTGCATTGCAATCTGAAAATTTATGCTTAATTTCCATAATCATATTGTTTAAAAAATAAACCCTGTCTGTTTCTGTTTTGTACTCTGCTCTAAAATGCCATATTGCTTCTTTAGTTGGATACATTTCATTTATATAAATTGGAATTACATCTAATACTATTTCATTCTTTTTATTCATCTTCTCCTCCTATCCATTCTGGTTCTTTTATAAAATAACTGTTTACAATATCTACTATTCTTTCTACATTTGTTTTTATTGCAATATCATTCATATAGAACCTATTATCCAACATATAATTACATTGTTTTAATACTTCTACTATCATTTTATTGTGTTCTAACATTAATTCTTCTTTACTCAATATTATCAGCTCCTTTTAATAGTTCTGGATTTCCGTAAGTGTTTCCTACTACTTCTACTATTTTTTCATATAAATCAAATCCTGTATTTTCACAATAATTATCCCATTTATAATCTATATAATATCCATAATGCGAGCAATCATATTCATCACATTTACTTTCTTGCCATTCTCCGTATTTTACTGGAGCCATTATTATTTTATCTCTGTGACTAAATTTTACTATATCTCCCTCATATATTTCTTTTCCGTTTTTATCGTGTAGTCCTGTAAATTGCATCGCAATAAATCTTTCTTGTTCATTATTACAATCATATAAAACCGACCATACGTCAGTTTCCCCATCATACCAGTAATCATCTTC